CGCTCCAGCTTCTGAAGGAGGCGCATGGTGCCGCGCTCGGTCTCGGCGGCAATCGCGTTGGACTGGTTGCCAATGAGGCCCACGAGCGAGCCCACATCGGTGACCTCGCGGCGCTCCGCCAGGTACTTGATGCGCACATTCTTGCGCTCGTACTCGGAACGGTTGGTCACGCCCGCAGAGCCCTCAGAGATAAAGGCCTCAAGGTCAAGACCGTGGTCATTGATGACCGCGTACTCGTGGAGGGTGTTGGTCACCTGCACCTTGGGGATCGCGGGCCACAGGACCAGCTCCTTCATGGTGTAGGTGGCAGAGGCGAGGGTGTTCTCGATGGACTGAGGGACGAGGGGGCTAAGGCTCCCTGCATCGCCGCCACTAGTGCCCGCGGGGGTCTGATACCCAGCGTTCGCGCTCTTGCGGAGAGCGTTGTTGAGATTCGCAAGGTCCTCGACATTGACGAGGGAGTTGACCTCGGGGATGTTGTACATACTGCTCTCCTATTAACCGTTCACGAGTGAATCAATAGTGCGGGGGTCCGCGCCGCTCTCAAGGAGGGCAACGGCGCTACGGATGCGAGCCTTGCGGGACGCGTCAAGCTGGGGGTCCTGGAGCATGGTGAGGGACTTACGCATAAGCTCGGCGCGGTCCACCACAGGTGCCACGGGGGCGGGGGGCGTGATAGCCGAGAACGCGGCGCGAGGGGGCACGGGCGCGGCACCGAGAGCGTTGAGGCTCTTGGCCATGCTCACCTGCTCGCCCTTGAGAGCCTTCATCTCAGAGAGCAAGGACTCCATGCCCTTCATAAGAGCGCCCATGCGCTTCTCCATGTCGGCCACGATCTTATCGGTGCCTGCCGCCATGGCTTTCATGGCCTCCTCAAAGCCGTACATGGGGAGCGCCTTCTCCATGTCCTCATCCTCATCCTCCTCAGACATGGAGCCCTCGTCCTCCATGTCCTCGTCCTCGTCCTCAAACAGGCTGACCTGCTTGGAGGGCTTGGAGTCCTTGGCCTTGGAATACTCAGAGCCCTCGGGCTCCTTTTTCATCGCCTTGGCGAGAGTGTCCAGCGCCTCGGTCAGCGCGTCCACGCTCACGGCGTCCTCGTGGGACTGCGCCTCAAGGACGCTCTGCTCGGTCTGATCGCTCATGGGGTTCTCCTGTGTCGGGATCTTTTTAATGGTCAAGTATTTTTTATTTATTCGCAACTTTGCGTGCGTGCTCCATCACGGACTTACACAGCGCGTCCATCTGCGCCTTGCTCATCTCGGGGAACTTAGCCTCAAGCATCGCGCGCACCTGTGCCGCCGTCACGCGCTTCTGCTTGGGGGCAGGTGACGCGGGCGTGGTGGCGCTCGACAGCTTAGGCGCTAGGCTCTGCTCCATGAGCGCACTCAGCGAGGCGTCCGCGTCAGGGATAGCGGGTGACTGGTAGCCCGCCGCCGCCGCGCCCATCGAGCGTGCAATCAGCTCAAGGTTCGTGTGCGGGTTCACGGGGGCGCTGGTGATGGCCACATTGAGCACGCGCGCCTTGAGCACCTTCTTGGGGCTCACCGAGTCACGCTGGAGCACCTGCCCCTCAATACTGAAACCAAGTGAGCGCGGGGCGCCCGCCTTCTGTATCGCGTACGCGGTCTCGTATATCTCGCGCGCAAGGGGCTTGCTCAAGTAGATCTCGCCCTCCACGCGGGTCTTGTGCTCGTCCACAGGCTCCACGCGCGTGGGGTGTCCAAGGACCGCCTGCGGACCCTGCTGGTGCTCAAAGTTAAACCACCCGTGTTGCAGGAAATAGGACCAATCAAGCCCGTCCTGCGAGATGGACTCGCCCTCAAAGTCCTTGTCATCGGTGGAGCAGATACCGCCTATCTTGGCCACCACGGGCGCGTCACCCGCCTCCGCCTTGCTCAAGGTCTCCTCGCTCAGGGTCACGGGGGCCCAGCGTGAAAAGAACTCAAGCCCGCCCTTGCTTGTAGCCTCCTCCACATCCGCCTTGAAGTCATGCTCTTGGAGCCACTTGGCGAACTCCGCCGCGCTCATCTTGGACGAGTCAGCGCGGATGCTCTGCACCTCGCTCTTACCCTCCTTGAGTCCAAGGATCATGGAGAGCCCCGCAGGTGCGCCCTTGGGCGTGAAGCGGCGGAACTCGTCATACAAGCTGGGCTCGGTCTGCCTCGCGGCGTGCTCATTTGGGAACGGCATTTAGGGCTCCTCAGTCTCGGGTAGTCGCTCAAGCGCCCCCGTGGGGGTCACTCTGTATCCATCAGGCACATATAGTGTGTCACACCTGCACTTAGGGTGCATGGGGAACACGGTGGGGAGCCATTGAGCGCGGACCCTCCCCACATTGACCCCGTTGCCCACGAGGTCCGACACAAGGAACACGCGGGGGGCTCCGTTCTCGGTGAACGCGCCCAGGCAATAGTCACACGCTCCGCTCTCAGGTATGCGCGCCACACGCGCCCCCTCCCCTCCAAGCTCAAGCGCCGAGAGTACGCGCCCCTCGTTGTGCGCCGCCTGTAGCTCGGTCTGTGCAATCCTGAGCCAGTTGTGCGCGTATGTGCCCACACGGTCACCAAGCGCACCTGCAAGGGCGCGCGCGTCCCGTGTGGTGGCGAGCGTGTTGGCCAGCTCCTCACGGATGGCTTGGAGCGTGTTTGCGCGCCTCACGGGGTCCACCTCACGCGTTATCTGCTCCCCCTGCCACGCCTCCGCCGCCACACGGGTCAAGTCCTCCGCAAGCTCGTTGCCGAGCCCCCGTGCATACTCGCCCGCACGCGTCACAGCGCGCGCGTACGCGCCCCTCTCCGCCGTGCTCATCCACGCGGGCGCGGTCACCTGTACCGCCCCGCCTTGTGGCGTGGGTACAGGCACCTCCACGGTCACCGTGAGCCCAGGCTCCATCTGCGCCTCTGCCTCGGCGCGTGTGCGCGTGCGTAGGTCCTCCACGCGCGCCTGCACCAACGGGCTCCATTGCTCCATAGTCCAATCGCGCATTGACGCACGCTGGGCAGGTGTCGCGCGATCCATAATCGCCCCCGCGTGCGCTATGTACTCGTAGGGGTCAAGGTTCTCGACCCTCCACCCCTCAAGCACTTGGGGGTCAAGTACGCCTGCCTCCACGAGCTCTTGGACCCTCTCAGGGGGGAGCCCCGCGCGCTCGGCACCAAGGAACTCGACCAAGAACGCGTCATTATGTAAGCGCGTGACGCGCTCCGCCTCTTGCAAAAGCTCAAGCTGGGTCATGGCTTCAACGCCTCAAGGTCACGCTCAAGCGCGAGCACGCGCATCTTGTACAGGTGCTCCAAGCGCCCCGCCATTTCGGTGACAAGGTCCACCTCTCCCCCCCTGTGACCTCGCGCCTTATGTAGCGCGTCACCGCACTCGTGCTCATGCTCATGCGCCTTGTGGAGCGCGCGCACGCGCGGATGGTCCGCGTCCAACAGGTCATCATCCTGTGTGTACTTGGGGTTCCCTCCCCCGTTGGCCACTTTGAGGAACGCGTTGACGCGCGCGTACGCCCAGCTCTGCCTGTTCTGCGAGGGTCTGTGTGACACGCTAAACGCCCCCGCCCCCCTCCGCCACACGGCCATCAACGCCCCCAGGCTCACCCGTTGCCACGGCTCACGGGTGTCCTCGTTGTGCGCCCTCACCTTGTCGCGGAGCGCGTCTCGTATCTCCTTTGTGACCTCGATGGATTCGCCGCTCGTGCGCGAGCGCGCGGAGCCCTCGGGGTTGCGTGCGCTCCCTCTCACGCGCTCGTGGGGCTCGGCGGGCGTGTCCGCTCGCTCTTGTGCCTTGCGGAGCCCGTCCACAAGCGCGGCACGCGCCACATCAAGCGCCGCCTCCGTGATCTTGGCGCGCAGGGTCTCCACGCTCTCACCCTGTAACTCGGCAGGGCTCGCCACAAGCTCAAGTTTCATGCGCGCTCCTCCTTGTCTAAACGATCCACGATGCCACGCGCCCAGGCGTCACCCGCGTCACCCCCCCACAAGAGCCACGAGATATAAGACGCGCTGGTCTTGTCCTCATGGTATCCCCGCTCCTTGTACACGCGGTGCCTATTAAAGAACGCGGCCATGCGCCTCACCGTGCGCTCGCTCATGCGGTCCCCGTTCGCAAGGTTCACGGCTCGCTGTACCCCGCTCCCTATCCCCTGCGCGCTCGCCTGCTTGTTGCTCAAGCCCCCGCGCCCGTGCTCGCGCCTCAGTTCCAAGCCACGCCTCGCCGCGTCACGCACGGACTGAGGCGGCGTGTAGCCCTCGCCACCCTTCAACAGCGCGTCAACAATCGCGGTGAACATTCTCAAAGCTCCACGGACACACGCACGCGGCGTGCTTTGGTCACAGGCTCAAATCCGTCACCCTCGTCCTCCATGTCCTCGCCCTCAAAGCCAGCGCCCTCCTCGGGCTCCTGCTCCACGGGCCCCTGCTCCACGGGCTCCTGCTCCCCTTCACCCATGCTCATGGCGGTGATGTAGGTTTGATTCAAGATAATGTCGCCCCCCTTCTCCAAGGGCTCAAGCCCGTTGGAGGCGCGCACCTCGTTGATTGTCATGTACGAGGACACGCGCTCCTTGTCCGCGTCTAGTTTGCTCTTTGCGTCCTCAGAGTCGAGCCCCACGAACTCAAAAGACAGCTCGGGCGCGATTGGGTGAATAATCCAGCGATTCAGCCACCCTTGCACCTGGCGCAAGAGGGGGCGGAGCCCGCGGTCCTTGCTCGCGAGTATCCTCTGCTCAGGCCCGCCTTGTGAGAGGGAGCTTGTGACGCCCTCACTCCCAAACACGAAGCCAAGCTCCGCGGGGTCAATCTGATAAATGGCGCACGCGATCTTGGTGAGGTAGCCCATCCAAGTCGAGTACCCCATCTCCTCGGCGCTGGAGCCCATGTTCACGCTGGACACCTCCTCATTGGAGTCGGGGTCAAGTTGCAGGATAGGCGTGCGCTTGGCTTGGTGCGCGCCACTCAGCATCGCGTAAAAGTCACGGCGGAACGCGCGGAACAGTTGCGGGCTCATCTTGGACTTGACCGCCAAGATACTGTTCACATGGATCCCGTTCACGAAGTTTGAAGCGTTGTAGGTCTCCGCGTTCACGAGGTAAGTGACCGTGCGGACAAGCTCCTCAAGCTCAGGGAAGCCGTAGCCGTGCGCATATATCCAAGTGCGCGGGCGCCTAATCGCAAACGCCATTGAGTCCGCGTCCCACTCAGCCACCTTCTTGTTGTTTATCACCTGCACGAACGCGCCCTCGCTCCAGTCGCGCCGCCCCTCCTTGCGCTCCTCCGGGCTAGTCGCCGCGCGCCGTATCGTGCTTGCATCCACGGGCACGAAGCCGTTGATCTTGCCGTTGCGCGTCCGCAGTATCTCAAAGCACGCTTGGTCAAAGGTCAACGAGTCGCGCAGTATCATGCGCACAAACGCCTCAAAGTCATACGCGCCCCCGTACTTGTAGCCGTCACCACAAGTCTCCAGCCACCGCGTCATCTCGTTTATCTGTGCCTTGAGCGCGTCCGTCATCTCCGCGCTCTTGTCGCGTGGACGCAGGACAAAGCCCGCCGAGAACTTGTCCGCCTGTGGGTTGCAGAACTCCGCCACCTGGTTGATACGCGTCTGAATAATCGAGGACACAACGGGCACGCGCGCCATCTGCGCGAGTACCCCGTAGTCAAGCCCAAGCGTGCCCTCGTGCGTGGTGTCGCGGAAGCTGTCCCCGTACGCCGCCGTGGAATCCCACGGGTTCAGGTCATGCGCCGTGGGGATCTTGGAGTACTCGCCCACGCTCCCCTTGAGCGCCTTTTGAATGACCTCCTCCGCCTCCACGGCAAGTTGGGCCATCATCTCGTAGTAATCGGGTGTTGGGTGCGGTGCCTTCATGTTTTAGACCTCAAAGTCCTCGGGGAGCCAGCGGTACGCGTGCATGATGTACGCCTCGCCCTCTTTGGCAACACGCGCAAAGGGACGCCTACGCCGTACAACGCCCTCACCCCAGCCACCTGTCCCAAGTGTCCCGTGCGCGTTGCCCTCCACGGTCTCCGCGTACCCCTCCTCCAAGCTCAAGCTCGTGCAGAGCGTGATATGTGAGCCCCACTTCTTGGCTCCCTTTTTACCCACAACGAGTACATCCCCCGCGCGCACATCATCAAGTGACACCTTGCGCGGCGTGCCCGAGCAGAACGCGAACAGGCGGTAAGTGGAGGCACAATGCTTGTGGCGGATCTCGCGCTTTAGTGCCTGGTAGCAGTACGCCATAAACGCGCCACACCACTCAAAGCCCCCAAGCTCCAGCTTCCCCGTGTTCATGTAAGGCGTATCCTTGGGCCACTCCAAGCCCTCACGGATAAACGCAAATATCCGCAGGGAGCTGTGGGGCTTGCTCTGTTGTGGGTCAAGCGCCGTGTACTTGTCCCCCTTCTTGGCAAGCAGGGTGCCCGTGTCATCCACATACGCGCCCCTCGGTGGCTCCATACAACCTAAGCTGTGCTCCAAGAGGCCGCGCGCTATTGCCTCGCGCGCTCGGGGGGTTGGTGTAGTGCTCATGTGCTCTCCGTGCTTTCGTGTGCCTTAGCTTACCACTCACCCGTGTTTTCTGCGAGATACCTAACAGTTACCCCGTTCCGCGTCAGGTACTCCACCCCCCTCTCATCGTAACTAGACCCCTCGGGCACCACCACAAGCGACACGCCCGCGTGGTGGATGAGGCGCGCGCACCCAAGACACGGCGGCGTGGTCGCCACGAGCGCGCACCCAGCCACGCTCACACCCTTGTGGAGCGCGTTCATCAGCGCGTTCTGCTCCGCGTGGTGGCACCCCACCTCCGTGCTCGTGCCGCTCTCAATCCCCTGCGTCACACGGTCACAAGTCGCACCCCCACACAGCTCGCCACACGCCCCACGTGGCGGACCATTGAAGCCCGCGCTCACGGGGTTGTTCCGCTCATCCACAATGAACGAGCCCACTTTACCCCGCACACACGGACTCATGCGCGCCAAGAACCTCGCTTGGAGGACCCATTGTGACTGCCACGCCTGTTTCATATCGCCTCCCAGGTTCGGTGTTATCATGTACACACAACACACGGGAGGTCTTATGCTCGCGGTCCTGCCTCACTTTGCGCCTCAGTTTCTCAGCCCCCTCCTCCTGCAACGCGAGACCAAGTTGATCACGCGTAAGCTCGCCCCCGAGGAAGCACGCAACAAGGCGCGCGCCGCCTCCTTCAACGGATGCACAAGCGACACGCCCCAAGCGGAATGGGCCGCCGAGGCAACAGGGCTCGCGCCACAAGACCGCGCTGACCTAGGAGTTGGGGACACGCTCATGCTCCCCTGCGGTGACTCCTGGATCCTCGTATCAATCCACCTAGTCTGAGGGACCCTGCACCATCGCGGACGACATAGCACGCCCACGCTGGCGCAACAGGTACAGCGCCCCCTCGTGCGCGTTCGCCACGCCCATCAAGTAATCATCGAGCCCAAGCGACATATCCCCCTGCATCTTGCAAGACTGATACACGCGCTTGACCTCCACCTGTAAACGCTCCTCAAGCACAAGCGCACGCTCCACGGGCGTCATGCCCCCAAGCTCCGCGAGGAGCGCGGAGACCTTGGCCGCCTGCACCACAGGGTCCACGGCGCTCGCCCCAAACTCGCCCACAATCTTTTCCGCCAGCGTGTCAATCTCCTCCTCCATGTCACGATACAGGCGGATGAACATTCGGTGGTCACCAAAGAACGGGAGACCCTGCACCTGCCAATGTGAGGACAAGTGCGAGAAGTGAACAGCGCGCAAGAACGCCAAAAGACCCTGTAAAAGCTCAAGACGCATACGGACTCCTTGTGTCATGTGTCTCGCCACTTTACCACACGCTCACAAGTACGCCCCCACAAAGTACATGAACGACACCGAGCCCCACAGGAGCGCGCGCCCCGCACCCTGTACCTGGTGGCACATAACACCCACACACGCTAAAACGAACACAGGTACACCTCACACGAAACAGGAGCCAACATGGACCCACGCGCCCTTTACGAGATCCTTAATCCCCCCAGCGACACGGACGCGTGGAGCGAGTGGGACGAACTCACCCCTCCCCCCGAGGATGAGGAGTTTGAGGAGTTTGAGGACCCCGAGGAACAAGACCAAGCTCACTAAGCACCTCAGTCATCTCCGCACGGCGCGCGCGCACCTTGTGTAACTTGACCCCATGCTCCCTCACACACTCGCTCATGTTCGCGCCCTCCATAAGTGACACGAAGCACGCCTCAAAACGCATGGCACGCGCCACCGCGTGGACCTCGCGCTCCAAGATGAGGTCCTGCACGCGCGCCTCCTCGCTGGGCTGTGGCGCCTGACGCATGACCGCGAGGTCCCCGCTCTCAGGTGCCACCTCCGCCTCGTACCCGAACCTCGTGCGCCGCGTCCCCTCGTCCCTCAACGCGTTCAGCGCCACGCGCCGCGTCACCTGCGCGCACCACCCCGCCACATTCCCCTCCGTGTACAGCTCCGCCTTGCTCAACATCCGCTCAAGGGCCTCACTTAGAATGTCCTCCGCGGTCACACAGCCGCTCGCGTACTGGGAAGCCACCCCACGCAAGTGACGCAGGCTCGCGCGCTCCGCAAGGTACGCCCTCACAGGACACACGGGGACAGCGGAAGGCGCGCGCCGCCTCATTCCTCGTCCCCCTCACCCGCAGGGCACAAGTCCAAGCACCCATCCACCACCACAGGCTCACCACGCTCCGCGCGCTCTCGCTCCTCCTGCTCCAGCGCCTCAAGCTCCCTGTTCAAGTACCACCGCGCTTTGTGCAAGTCCTCAATCCTCGTCCCCGAGTCCTTGCGCCCCGCCCTCGCCACATACTTGATCACATTTCCAAGGCAGAAGCCCAAGCCCCACGCCTCAATCGCCACAATCACCTCCACCCCACTCGCCTTGTGGTAGTGGCTCGGGCTGTTCACCGCGCCGCTCACTTGTCCCCCTCCTTGAGCAAGTTGGCCACAGCCTGACGCGTCCACGGGCTCCCTTTACCCGTGCCCGACTTCTCAAAGCCCTCCTCCGTGAGCTTGTTGGCGACCTCCTGGAACGAGAGACCGCTTGCACGAAGCTCCGCCGCACGCTCACGCGTACGCGCCGCACCCGCCGAGGGGCCGCGCGGGCGACCCACGGACGCCACAACCGCGTCACACGCACGGATCACCGAGTCCACCTTGTGGGTCAACGCCTCCCACGGCGCGTACTCCGCCTCCGTTGCAACACGCGCAAGTACGCGCACAGCCAGCTCAAGCGCCTCGCGCTCGGTCACCGTGATCACGGGGCGCACCTTGGGCTCTAGCGCCACAGTCACAACGGGCGCGGGTGCTGGCGCGGGCGCTGGCGCGGGGACCGCAGGTCTCAAACTCGTCACATACCTGCTCATATCGGGCGCGGGCTTGGCGGGCTTGGGCGCCTGTGCCGCCTGCATCTCCACCTGCAACGATTCACGCGCGGCGAGACCCACAAGGTCGCTCTGCACAGGGGGCACGCTTGGGGGCAGACCATCAGGATCCTGAAACCAATCTTTCATGCGACTCTCCAACGAGACAAAGGGAACAAAGAGACGCGCACAAACTAGGATTTCGCTTGACGAAAGGCAAGCCCAAGTTCAACCTGTGAGTCCCTTTTGACCACGGAGACTCACACACATGAGCCAAGAACTCCGCGCCGCCCTCGATGCCCTGAGAGCGAGCCTCCCCGCCCCCCATTGCCTAGAGCTTGTACTTGCCCGCACGCGCACCATCACCCTGTGGAGCATGTCCCCCTCACCCGTGCAACACTCAGCCTATGAGCGCGCAATCGCCACAATGGCGCAGGTACACGAGACCACACGCGACCAAGCTATCCTGTGGGCAAGCGGGCTCCCCACAACTCACCCCCTCCATGTGCGCCACGGTCACCTGAGCACACGCCGCTGGCTCCTGTGGAGCCATAGTCCAATCTCCCCCCGTGACCCCAACCTCCACGGCGACACGCTCCGCGCGTTCGTGCTCGCCCTTGATAGCTGGGGCTCACGCTCCCGCCCCAAGCTCCCCGATGACCTGGAGGCGTGGCTCGCGCCCGTGGTGCGTGTTGTATGAGCTACGCACAAGACCTCAACCGCGCCTGCCTCGCGTTCCTCCGCGCCGAGCAAGCAGAGGCACGGAGCGCCAATATCGCCAATGGCGCGCGCACACGCATGGGCCACCCCGTCAGGGCACGCGCCCTCTCGCCCATCCAAGAACTCGCGCAACGCGTACTCCGACACGCGGACCCGTTCACGCTACCTGATGACGCGCCCGAGCAGACCGAGCAGACCGACACCACACCCACCAAGGCTACACCCACCAAGGCACCCATGCACACCCTCACCGTTGACCCCACAAACACCAAGATCAAGACCCGCAAGGTCCACTCACACACAGACAAGGAGCGCGCACGCGCGATGCACGCGAACGGCGCACGCTTCACGGACATCGCGCGCGAGCTGGGCGTCTCAAATAGCACCCTTAGCTACTGGCTCTTGAAGCCCGCTTCACAGTCCGCTTCACAGCCTACTTCACAGCCTGCTTCACAGCCTACTTCACAGCCTGCACCCGTGGAGCCTGCACCCGTTGAGCCTGTGAGCACGGAGCCCGCACCCGTTGAGCCTGCACCCGTTGAGCCTGTGAGCACGGAGCCCGCCCACACCCAGCTCCAAGAGATCTCGGAGCAGATACGCGCGCTCTCCGAGAAGCGCGAAGCACTGCTTGCACCCCTCCGCGCAGAGCGTGAAGCCCTGCTCACGCGCCTCGCCTACCTGGAGACCCTGCTCAAGTGACCACCTACGCCCAAGACCTCAACCGCGCCTGCCTCGCGTTCCTCCGTGCCGAGTACATAGACTCCCAAACACACGCTAGAGGCAACGATAACCGCGCACGCGCGGGACGCCCACTCAGAGCACGCTCACTCTCCCCCGCCCAGGCACTCGCGCAACGCGTGCTCAGGTACGCAGATCCATTCACGCTACCTGATGACGAGCCCACCGAGGCCAATACGCACCCAGGCACCACGGACACCACGAGCACCACGAGCACCACAGACGCCACGCCCACCACGCCCACCACGGACACCGCGACCATCCAACAGCGCGTACGCCTAATGCGCGCACAAGGACTCCGCCCCGTGGACATCGCACGCGCACTCGGGATGAGCCCCAACACCATCCAATACTGGCTCTCCGACAGGTTCTCCGAGGGCGCCGCGCCCATCCGCAAGTACACACGCAAGGCACACATGACACACGCAACCGTTGAAACTGCCCCCACGGAACACGCACCCGTTGAGCCTGCCCCCACTTCACACCCCGCTTCACACTCCCCTTCACAGCCCGAGCGCGTGAACACCGCGACCCCCGCCCCAAGTGACGCCCTCGCCCAGCTTCTAGAGGTCTCGGAACAGATACGCGCGCTCACCAAGAAGCGTGAAGCCCTGCTTGCACCTCTCCGCGCAGAGCGTGAAGCCCTGCGAGCCCGTCTCGCCCACCTGGAGGCCGTTCTCAAGTGAGCACCTACGCACAAGACCTCAACCGCGCCTGTCGCGCGTTCCTCCGCGCCCAAGAGATAGACACCGAGTACACACGCCGCTCAAGCGCCGCCACCACGGGGCGCGGGGGCGATGTGTACCTGCCCCCTCCCACTCCCCTCCAAGTACTCGCGCAGGCTGTGCTCGCGTACGAGGACCCCTACACACTCCCCGAGGACGAGCCCACAGAGGCGAACAAGTACCCACCCCCCTTGCCCCCTGCACCCACGGAGCCCACACCCAAAACCCGCACCCAGCGCACGGGCGCGCGCTTCCGCTACTCCCCCGAGACCAAGGCTCTCGCGCGCAAGCTCCGCGCACGCGGGCTCTCGTACCTCGCCATCGCTCGTGAGCTTGGAGCCAGTCACGATACCGTGGCCCGCTGGTTCCGATAACACCGCAGACTCACCCCGCCTCCCGTGTTCTCGTGTCCACCACACACCCCACACAGGAGGCACGATGCCCGTTACTCTCAGCGCCAAGACCCTCGCAGACGCCGCCACCCGCGTGGCAAAGTTCACGCACTCCAGCCCCC